CCTGGTGGGAAATACGAACAATGTCTGGTTGGAACAACGTTACGATGGTATTCAAGCGACATATTCTCGAAGAGTGGTGTACCGTTAATAAACATGGACGCAGTACCATCTGTACCAAATGTATAGAGCGCAGCTGTACCAAATGCGGCAATGTGTACGGACTTAACGGGGTGGTTAAAGTACGTAAGATCAATGGTTTTTTCCGTACCGGTCATTGGTTGAAACTGTGTTTGTGTCATAAGAATTTCATGTTCTGTTTTAGCAAAGAATTCGCGTTCCTCTGTATCAAGGAATATATAAGAACCATATACTTTGGGTGTAGACCCTGGTGTAAATGTACCGTTTCTACACTTGATTCTGATTTCAACCTGGTGGTATTGGAGACCGACAAGTGGGAGTGATTTAGTCCAATCTTCACTGAAGAAGAATGGGATAACGTACGAATGGTCCGACGAGTTTTCACCTTTATCGTCACAACCGGCCCATGCAGAAGCCTTAGCTTGTGTAGTGTTATAAAGAGCACCATGTACACTGTTAATGAATCCCGTATCTATTTTAGACACTTCTTGACCACCCACCCAAAGTGAAAATTCGGTTGGCTGAGAGAATGCGGCTTCGTTTTTATTGTATATACTAGCGTTATCGTCTTTATTATTGATGTCTGTACCTTCAATCCAAATATAGCTTAAAAGATCTCCTTTGGATTTAATTGGGATGGAAACTTCGTTTCCCGAACCAAACGTACCGATATAATCGAGGCGTTCTGGTTTAATTGCGAAGTTGGTGTGACGTTTATAGTTTTGTCTAAAAAATGAGACTTGTGGGTCGCCTGTGATGTACACATCTTGGGCACCGACCGATACGAGGTCAATCAAAGCAGCTGACATATTTTACTAATATAGTATATTAAAAAAATTGAGCATAAACGTATTAAGAGACATGGTTGTTTTTCAAGCCCTCACATGGGAAACTGAAGATAAACACGCACAGCATTTGATACATATTTTTGGAAAAACACAAGACGGTAAATCTGTATGTGTTACGACAGAATTTTCACCTTATTTTTTCATAAAACTCCCTACTGGTGATTATAGTACACACGCCGAACTATATTATGAGAGTATTATGAAACGGTGTCCTGGTTTAATAATGAATTATGAGATACAGTCGTCTATGGATGTATGGGGGTTTCAAGATAATAAAAAGTTCTATTTTATGAAACTTACTTTTGAAACACTAGCACATCGCCGTAAAGTTGGCTACGCTCTTAAAGAATCGTTGAGGATATATGAAGAACCACAACCAAGAGTATACGGTGAACCGTACGATATACCGGAACCCCAATTTGTAAAATTGAAACTTTACGAGTCCAATTTGGAACCGGTCCTGAGGTTAATGCATATAACTGGTATCCAATCGACTGGGTGGTTGGATTCTGGTGATGAATGCACACCGACAAATTATGCAAACACTGATTTGGATTTAATGTGTTACGATTGGAGAAATCTAAAACCTGTTAATAAACCCGAAACTGCACCATTTGTTGTAGCTTCTATTGATATCGAGTGTAATAGCTCTACTGGTAAATTTCCTAGTGCGGATATATATGGCGATTGTTGTTTCCAAATTGCCGTGTCGTTATGTTCATTCGGTACTGATATACCTTACGATAAGACGTGTTTCTGTTATAAGAAAACAGACCCTGACCTGGAAGGATGTACTATTCTAAGCTACGATTCAGAAAGGGGAATGCTTGAAGCATTAAGTGAATACATGGTAAAAATGGACATTGATATTATTACCGGATGGAACATATTCGGATTTGATATGGAATATATAATGACGCGTGCAAAAATGGTCGGGTGTTCCAAAAACTTTTTTGAAATGAGTAAACTTAAGGGGTATAAATGTGAAATGAAAATTAAGAAGTTATCTTCTAGTGCACTTGGTGATAATGAACTCAAACTCTTACCAATACCTGGACGTTTTATATTTGATTTATTTCATGAAGTTAAGAAGGGCTATAAACTTGATTCGTATAAACTTGATAACGTTTCTAAATTATACCTAGGTGATCAGAAAATAGATATGTCACCTAGGGAGATGTTTGCGCGTTTTAAGGAAGAAGACCCTGTAAAATTACGTGAAGTAGCAGAGTATTGTATTAAGGATACACTTCTTCCACACAGATTACTCTCTAAACTTTGTATACTTATTAACCTTCTAGAGATGGCAAAGGCAACGTGGGTACCGTTATGTTACCTTGTAGAAAGAGGTCAACAAATTAAAGTGTTTAGTCAGTTAACGAAAAAGGCACGCGAAATGAATTATATAGTTCCTACTATTCAATGGGGTGAGGGGTTGGTAGATGGATACGAAGGAGCAACTGTACTCGAAGCACAAAAAGGTGCATACTATACACCGATAACCGCTTTGGATTTCGAGGCGTTATATCCATCTATAATGGTCGCACATAACTTATGTTATTCAACCATGATTATGGACCCCGTTTATGAAAATAAAAGATTATACCCAGATTTAGAGATCGAAACGTTTGGTAATTATAAATTCGTACAAAATGTACCGAGTCTTGTACCGAGTATCTTAACAGAACTTAAACAGTTTAGAAAACAGGCTAAGAAAGACATGGCCAAATCATCAGGATCTTTAAAAGAAATGTACAACGGTAAACAATTGGCGTATAAGATATCAATGAACTCTGTATATGGTTTCACGGGTGCATCAAAAGGTATGTTACCATGTGTACCCATAGCATCAACAACAACAATGAAAGGGCGCATGATGATAGAGGATACTAAGAATTACGTCGAAAAACATTACCCGGGTGCAAAGGTAAGGTATGGTGATACCGATAGTGTAATGGTTGAATTTGATGTCGGTGAACGTAAAGGTGAAGATGCTATTAAATATAGTTGGGAACTTGGTGAACGCGCAGCGGAGGAGTGTACAAAACTTTTTAAGAAACCAAATAATCTCGAACTCGAAAAGGTATATTATCCGTACTTTTTGTATTCTAAAAAACGATACGCGGCAAAATTATGGACAAAGGGTAAAGACGATAAGATGAATATGGAATATATAGACGTAAAAGGTCTTCAACTTGTTAGACGTGATAATACACCATACATGCGCGAAGTTTGTAAAGAATTACTTGATGTTATTTTGGAAAGTAGTGATACAGCTGCACCAAAAGCACTCGCTTTACAACGTGCCGTAGAATTACTAGAAGGTGATGTTCCTAATGATAAATTAATTCTTTCTCAACAACTTGGAGACTCGTATAAATCTCAAAATTTACCACACGTACAAGTTCGTAATAAAATGCGTGATAGACAACCCGGTTCTGAACCACAATCCGGTGACCGTGTACCTTTTATTTTATGTAAAACATGGGATCCTCGTGCAAAAGCGTATGAAAAGGCGGAAGATCCAAAATATGCAGCGGAAAAAAAGTTGGATATAGATTATCCATACTATTTTCTTAATAAATTTCTCAACCCTGTGTGTGACCTGATTGAACCGTTATTTGATGATCCTAAAGAAGAAATATTCGGAGAACTCATATCGGGCTCTAAACCAGAAAAACGTAGTAAATTGTGCGATTATGATCCAAAACAGAAACGTATATCTGATATATTTAAACTTAAAAAATAGAACATATTATAAAACAAGAGAGTATGATTGAATGTATTTTTTCAGAAACATATACAATTTATGAAAAAAATTTAAATCAACTTGAAAAACATAAACTAATCAAATTGTATCGCGCGTTATCTATCAGATACAACAAGCCATTTTCTGAAATTTCTAAAAACTGTAAAATCGTAAACATAGAAGAAGATATTGATATACCAAAAACCCTGAATGAACGTGATTATGATAATAAAGAGTATTCGGATCTATTAACATGCATGTTAGAACATACGTTCAAAAGAATTGATAAAGTAATTATACAATCCCTTGAACGCATATGCAAAGAAAATATTGGTTTGATTGTCTTAAAAAATAACCTGGATTTGATTCAAGATACTCATAAAAAGTCGCAAACAAACGGATATTTATGCCTTGGTATTAATAGTAAAGGTACCGTATGTTGTCAAAGAGCTGTAAGAACTGTAGGTAAGTTCCAATTTTGCAAAAAATGCGCAAAAAATGCAACTATAGAAGATGTACCTATTCGAACATATCACGGGAATATTTATTCCAATTCTGATAAATCACACAGTGACAATTCTGACGATGACGATAATCCGTTTCCGTGTAATACACATTTTAACAAAGTTACTTAAAGTTATGCATATTCTAATAGATAAGATGAATAGATCAAATGTATTATTAACGTCTATAAATGAATTCTATGGAATACACGAAAACCGTGACATTTTGACACAGATATTAAATAAATCCGGTGGTATTTCATTAAGAAATTTAGAATGGTTTATTACAAATTATTCAAAAAAAAATAACTTAACTTATAAGACGTGTGATGGTAAATTGTTTAGCGTTCACGTCGCATATAAATCGAGTTTAGATGGTTATAGTAAAAAGTTATTTGATCCATTTTGTAGAGCGGATAAAATTACATATAACATACCTGGTACAGCTAATGAAATTCATACAACTGTTGCTCAGTTAAATTTCATTAGATGGTGTATAAAAAACAATATAATTGATTATATAAAAGATCATAAGATGCAATTATTTAATAAGCGCGTACCATGAAACCATTTTCGAATGAAAGTGTTTGATAACCAACATAATACATGTTAAGTGTATAATCACTTGTTAAACCATTTACCATTTTTACATCTAGAACAGTTTTATTAGATTTTAATTGACTAAAATCCAGACTTCCCGATGGTTCCACATTAATCGGATTCATCGAGAATGCATACGTGTATATATTTCTAAATGGCCTTGATAATCGGTTTGATAAAGGTACGGTATACTTGTAATATTTATGATCACTATCTTGAAAACCGGGTACATCTTCACCATTTATAAATATTTTAGCGCTGAGCATTGGTGGATTATAAAATTCATTTATTATTGAATATTGTACATTCGATGAAAAGTTGTATCTATTTGCGAATACATTTGCTAATAAATTATTACCACCGGTAAATATTTTTTCGTCTTCAAACTCTTCTCGTCTAAAAAACCAATTGATACTTTTAACGGGTATTTTAGGAACGAGTTCAAGTTTGACACTCGTTTCACCAGCTTTTATAACAGTCGATGGGTGTCTTTGTACAAAATCGGTAATTAAAATGTGTTTATTGTTTTTTATGTACGAACGTTCACTATTTTCTAATGTAATTTCTTCGGTTACAATATCAAAACTATTTAATGATATCGTACCTGTATAGTCAGTAAAAAATGTTTGTGGTCTAAATTTTATATCAAATTGTATTTTTTGTTTATTAATAGCACACGTCGGGAAATACGGACGATTTGGTTTATTTGTGTCGTATTCATCACCTTCATATTTTCTTGAAAAGAAAAATGGTATGGGTATAAATAGTTTAGACTTAAACTGACTAAAAATTTGATTCCCCGCTGATAGAGCTGTATCTTCGGCTAAATTTCTATTAACCGTGTACCTTTTTGTTCGTTTTTCAGATTCATCTAGATAAAGTTCATCGTATATTATACCCCAATCGGAGTGGAATGTTTCAATAATGGTTTCGTCTATACGCATTGTTATTGATTCTATGACGTGTCTACCAACTTGATCAGCGTAATAATAATCATTTCCTCCACCAGATGGTAATCCTGGGAGTTCCATTGAAATATACATATTCGAGAGAAGGTCACCCATGTTTCTGGGATTAAGCGTAACCTTGATAGTTTCATCGAATGGCCAACTCGCTTTAGCATTCCCTGGTTTAATTACGTTTGTACTCTTATGAAATTTTCTAAAGTTAGAATGTCTCTTAACATCGTAATTAAATAAAGAATTTGTAGTTTCATTTTCCAATAAGTATGTATCTTGTTTACCTATTGCATTTAGTGATATTATAGCGCCTGTGTCTGGCCCACTTGTATCACACATACTATTTATTATAACACATTTTTTTAAATGTCGTTATACACGATCATTTGCCTATTTTTAAAATTTTTACATATATACTTTTGTAAGGAAATATACCATAATTGTAAATATAATGTAGTCAACGAATAACATTGACCTTTTAACGATTTAACTTTTCCAATTTCAAAATCTCTTATTTTTGTAAAACCTGGTTTTTTTACACGTTCGAAACACGAAAAACATACACGAGTAAGTTTCCTACCGAAAAACTTATAATATGTTTCATTATTATATAACCATATAGGCCTGATATTTCTATATTTCCTTATAAGCTCTCTAACTTCGTAATTATTTGATTTAATATATACATTTAAAGGACAATTACACAGAAAACAAAAACCTTTGCATCTAAACCGTACATACATAAAAGATACAGTCGTTATTCTTTTATGTACTATAATGAAATTATACAACCTAATGGAACTCCTATTATAGGTATAAATTATGATGAAGAAAGACCAACTATACTGGAAGTTTTACCTAACGCTGAAAATCAACAACGAGTACAACAACCCGTTTATCAAATATTTGATACGAAAATTACACATTGGTTAAATTTGTTTATTATTATAATTAGTGCATATTATACACTTGTATACGATAACATGATATCTATATCTAATTGTATAGCATGTATATTACCATTACACAGTACGCAAAATAACAGTTTATACGGTATTATTGGGTACACTGTATATATTATGTTTGCTATGCTGTTAACAACATTTTTGGGTATATATGAATATTTATGGTATTATGTTATTTGTGATTCTATAATTATATGCATTTTTATAACCTCAGTTGCAAAATATGTAATATATATTAGAAATCAAACTCAAAATATAACTGATCATGTTGTATGAACAAAAAGACTTGGATGTTGCCAAATCATTATACGGTGACAATATAGAAAAAAGTGAACGTTTTGCGAGAAGTATACATAAACTCAGGGAGTCTCGCAAAAAGTACGACGATAAGAGAGAAAAGTACAAAATCAAATTTATCGATACTGTCCCCGAACAGAAATTAGAAAATAGAACAAAAGTTAATACATGTATTGCTTTAACATTAACCGGCAAAAAGTGTAATTTTAGAGCATCTTGTGGTAAATATTGTAAAAAACATTCCACTAAAATTTAAATATATTGTAATAATAAAATGTTAGATCAGGAAACACTCCGACCCGTCATAATAGCCATGGCACTTTATCTTGCACTTTCTCAACTCATACCAGAACTTTTCAAAAAACCAACAAATATTAAAATAATTGACGATATAGTTGCAATGTTGATTGCACAAAGAGGTTCACTTACATCAGGTACTATTCTTACCGGTATCATTGTTTTCGTTACGAATTACGTTAACGACGAATTCTTGTAAAACGTTTTCTTTACTCGTTAAAAACCGTGTTTTTGCGTGATCCATATACCTTAGTTTTTTGTTATATGCATCTTCCATGAATTCCATAAGTTGTTCCATATTTGGCTTTCCCCAATGCATACCTGCTTTATAGAGAAAATCATCTTTTGGTAATTTATGAAGTTCACATTTTATAGTATATGGAGTATCTATATACTCTATAGCCCCTCCATAATCTGTTATAATCACAGGCTTATTTCTTATTGCTGCTTCTACAGCACCCATACCAACTCCCTCAGATGATGAAAAATTTACATAACAATCCGATTTACAGTGTATTTCTTCCATAACTTCATCGGAAACTAAGTCATTTATTATTGTTACATTTGGTATATTGATTTTAAACGGGTATTTACACGTTGCTTTAACAATTAATCGCGCGTCGGGTTTATTTAATCTTACAAATGCCTCTAATATCTTATTAAAGTTTTTTCTTGGATCGTATACGTTACCTATATGATAAAACGTATATGGTCTTTTATCGGGTATATGTGCATGTATAACACAAAACTTTGTATCTGGAAACTGTCTTTCGAAAACATTTTTACAATATTCACTGGGTACTGCAATACTATCAAATAGTTCAAAAAGTTTACCGTAATCTTCATGAACAGTTTCAGTTTCACAGACGGTCATACAAACAACTTTTTTTATTTTACGTTTGATTTCCGGTATTCTATCTAACCAATATTTAACAGGAAGTGCAAATATAAAAGCACTATCAGATTCAGGTATTTCCTGGTCTATTTCAATATATTTAGTATACCCATCTTCAGGGAAAAGTTTCATATATTTTTTACAGTGTTGACCGATCCCACTCAGGAGAGTTGGTCCAATGAATAACATTTACTATAAAGATTATCTTTCTTTTATATATATTACACAATGGACTCTGTCAGAGAAAAAATAACGATTGAACTCGCTAGATCTAAAATTCGTACCGAAGAGATATACGCTATCATTAAGCAAATTGCCGATCACATAGAACCACCAACACCAGCCCCAGTTGCTAAACCAGCGCCAGCACCAGCGCCAGCACCAGCACCAGCACCAGCGCCAGCGCCAAAACCAGCGCCAGCACCAGCACCAAAATCGGCTGCAAAGAAAATTACTTCACCAACTAAAAAGGCCCCAGCTAAAAAGGCCCCAGTTAAAAAATCTGAATAAATCTAAAACCTTTGTTGCATAGATATTGGCATTTGAGTAGGTGTAGGTACACTTTTACGGTTTATCATATAAAACCCACCACCTATTAATAGAATTACTGTCAAAAGATAATAAAGAGGGTATTTTTTCTTTTTTTCCTTTTCCATTTGTTCGATATCTTTCTTATCTGGAAGTTTTTTAACGTTTACGTTAAGATCTTCTATCTTCCCGATAAGTTTGTGCAAAGCCTCTAGAATTTGAACTTCACGGTTTATAGGTTTTTCCTTCACATCAATGGATGTTACTTCCAATGTCATAAACCATTCTGCATCCGATTGTAAATCCGTATATGTATTATCACCCTGTAATTCATTTATTTGAAAATCGAGTTTTTGTATTGATATAGGATTGAATAGATTTGTTTGTCTGTTAAAACTTCTCCAATGTTTATCGTGTTGTTTATAATTATTAGACCCGTCAAAATCTCTTTCCAGTGCTATTCTTGCAAAAACCTGTCCTCTACGTTCGTCTAACATTTGTGCAACTTTTGGTACATCGTCACACAGTATATCTATATACTTGGCACCACTACCCGTACCAGATCCTGTATTACCAATCTGAGTAACATAAAAATCAACTAGTTTTAAACCACACACTTTACTAATATCCGACACGTGTGTATTCGAAGAAAGATCGAGATCTATTGTAAATTTGTTATTTGTACCTGTCACAAAATTTGAATCAACGGTTATGTATTGTACCTTTTTTGGTAATTCTTGGAGTGAAACCATCCTGTATTTAGTATATAAAAAAATAAATACAAATATTAACAATGT